GGGCTAGCCGCTCCGCCCCTCCGGGGCTCCGCTCGCACCCGGCACCTGGCACCGGCCATAGCACTGTCAGCGTGAGCCTGCTAGCTTGCCAGCCAGCAGGCCCCCGCCCTAGCCGGAGGGTCCCCTCCGCGGAAACCCGCGCGGGGCGCGGGCTCCCGCATGCGAGCTAGCTAGCAGGCGAGGCTGGAAGCCTCGCGCTAGGGCCGGGCCGAGCCCGCCAGCGAGCTAGCCAGCTAGCTCGCCGGCCGGGGGCCCCATGCGGGAGCATGGGGAAGCGAGCGCAGCGAGCGGCTTGCCACCCCGGACTCCCGCGCGGCCCGGCGGGCCGACCGACGGCCGGGCACGACCGCGAGCAAGCAGTGGCCCCCGGCCGGGCCGCTTGCAGCTAGCGCCGCCCGGATGCTAGCAGGGCCGCCGTGCCGTACCGGCGTGACGAGCCGCTCCCGACCCCGCGGCCGAAGACGGGCCCGGGCGTGCGGGTGCACGGGGGGCCGCCGCCCGAGGTCTTGGCCGAGCGGCTGGACGCCTTGCAGGCGGCGGCCAAGCGGAGCCGCGAGGAGCGCAAGGTGAAAGCGCGGGCGTGGCTGGAAGCGTGTAGCGGGCTCTCGCTCGAGGAGCTCCGCCGTTCGACGCCGGCGCGGCTCTGGACGGTGGGGATGCTCTACTTGGGCGGCTACGACGCGGCGGCGATTGCCCGCGCGGTCGGCTACACGCGGGAGCAATCGGCGCGCAACGCCTTGCAGCATCCGGCCGTCAAGCGGCTGATTGAGCTCGTGCGGGCGGCGCAACTCGAGCGCGTCATGCGGGGCGAGTTTGGCGTCGCGGCGCAAGCGAAAGCCGCCGCGCCGACCGTCATGGAGCATTTGGCCGAGCTCGCCGGCGGGCGGAAGGACCGCGAGAGCGGCACGCGGCTCGGGCGGGCGAAGCGGGACGCCGACGCCATCCGGGCGGCAGACCTCGTGCTGACGACGTCCGGCGACAAGGTCGTGCGCTCGGCGTCGTACCAGATTCATGTCCTCGAGCAATTGTCGGATGCCGAGCTCGAGGCGTTTTCGACCCGCGGGGAGTGGCCGGCGCGGCTCGAGAGCATCGCCGGCGCGTTGCCGGCGCCCGAGGTCGAGCCGTGAGCCGCACGCATGAGGTGCGCGTGTGCCGGGCGGCCGACCGGGCGACCTTTGCCGCGATGCCACCATGCCGCGCACACGGCAACGCCCGGCCGTGTGCCGACCCGGATTGGTCGGGCGCATGCGACAATTGCGGGGCGACGCCGACCGTGTGCGAGGTCGGCCTATGCGGCCCCTGCACGTTTGGTGAGGCCGACACGGCCGGGGGGAATTGGTGAGCGCCGCCCCGCCCGTGGCGGTGGTCGCCCTCGCCCGCGAGGTCCGCGGCGCTATGTGGCGGGCGTTTCTCTACGGGCTAATCGTCGGCCTCGTGCTGGCGGCGGCGGTGCGGCCGTGACGGGGCGCAAGTACAAAGCGCGGCTCGACCAAGCGGCCGCCGGGCGCAAGGTCGCCGAGGCGCTCGGGCACATTGCGAGCGCGCACAAGGTCGAGGCCGCCGAGCTCGCACACCTGGCGCGGGTGCTCGGCGTGCTCGCGAATGAGATTGCGGGCGCCGCGGCACTCCTCGGCACCGAGCTCGCCGCCCTCCGGGTTGCCGAGCACGGCGCCGACACGCCGCGGCCGCCGGCGGTGCGGCGACTGCGGCGGGAGCCGTGAATATCGCCGAGGCGCTCGAGCGCGGCCCGTCATGGGCCGTCATGGTCGACCTCGCCGAGCTCAACGTGTCATGGTCGACGCTGCTGCGCCCGGGGCAGCTAATCCCCATCCCGCCCGCGGTATGGCATCCGGTCGACCTCGCCGCCGCCGGCCTCCCGGCATGGGAAACGGCCCGGCGGATCCTCGAGGAATGAGGCCGTGCCGGTTGTGCTGCGGTGCCTCGAGCTCGTCGGCACGGTCGCCCATGCCGAGGGGCCCGTGCCGCTCGGCAAGTATCTCGCGAGCTACGACCCGGAGGCGCACGGCGGGCGGGGGGAGTTTACGTGGTGCGACGACGCCGCCGACGCGCTCCGGTTTGCCGACAACCGCGCCGCCCTCGCGGCCCTGTTCGCCGTGCCACGCAACCGCCCCCGGCGCGGGGATGGGAAACCCAACCGGCCCCTGATGGCATTTACCATGCAAACCGTGCCGCTCGAGGACGCATGAGCGACGCGGCCTCGCGCGGCGGCCTCGACGCCTAGGCAACCCCGGGGGCCGCGCGCTATACGGGCCCGCCCATCATGGGCAACGCCACCGTGACGGGCCCGCCCGGCGGGCAATGGCGGCCGCCGCGGCGCACGGGCGGTGCTACGGGCGGGACGCAAGGGCCGCCCGGGCCGACGGGCCCACAAGGCCCGGCGGGCGCGACCGGCGCCACGGGGCCGGCCGGTCCCGGCGTCGCCGCCGGCGGCACAACGGGGCAGGTCCTCACGAAAGCGAGTGCGACGGATTACGCGACGACGTGGGCGACGCCCGCGCCGGGGCTCGCCGTCGTCGGGGCGAGCGCACCGGCCAGTCCCGCGGTCGGGCAGCTTTGGTGGCGGACGACGGACGGTAATCTGTATGTCTATTATAATGACGGGAGCTCGAGCCAATGGGTGCCGGCGAGCGGGCGCGGTACGGTGCCGGGCGGCCCGACCGCGGTCGTGTCGGACAATTTTGAAAGTTATCCGCTGACGCAGATTGGCGCGCCGTGGACGAACGTAAACAATACGTCGGTGACGACAACGCAACCGCACGCGAGCGCGCAATCGTTGCAGGTCGGGTCGAACGGCAATGCGTCCTCGGCGACGCTCCCGCTCGGCAGCAGTCTCAGCAAGTGGATCCTCGACGTGTGGCTCTACGTAAACGCCACGGGCGGCACGACGGGGCAATATATCGGCCTCGAGAATGCCGCGGCGGCGGGGAACGGGATTGTGCTCAACATTGGCGCCTCGGGGGCGGGGCAAGTGTATGCGCCGCCGAGCGGCACGGTCTTTTGCACGTTTAGCACGACCACCGGAGCGTGGCATCATTGTGTTCTGACCGTCTCGCAAGCCGCGGCGGCGGGGAGCATTGCGCTCACGATTGACGGCACGTCGGTCGGCACGTTCTCGGGGGATACGCGGGACGTCGCGGGCTTGACGGCGGTAACGCAGGTCCGGGTGGTTGGTGTGACCATCGGCCCGGTGCCGCCGGCGGAATTTTGGGTCGACGATTTGTTAGTTTCCAACAATGCGTGAGACGCATGGCGCTCGACTTTCCTAATCCCCCGCTGACCGTCGGGCAGACGTACAACGCGCCGAGCGGCGTCGTCTACACATGGGACGGGAGCGTGTGGACGGCGCCCGCGAGCGGGCCGCCGAGCGGCGCCGCGGGCGGCGACCTCGGGGCCGCGGGGTCGACCTACCCCAATCCGGTCATTGCGCCGCTCGCCGTGTCGACGGGCAAGCTCGCCGCGCTCGCGGTGACGGATGCCAAGGTCAACGACGTCGGGTGGGCGAAGCTGACCGGGATTCCTGCGGCTAGCGGCGACGTGAGCGGCACCTATCCGGCGTTGACCGTGACGCCCGCCGCCAAGTCAAAATGGGTCGACGAGCCGGGGCCGCAACAATTGCGGCCTATCGGCACCAACTACGGCGTGGCGCTCCCGTCGGGCGGCACGGGCTTGATTATCCGGCACAGTACCTACCCGACCATTGATCGCCGCACGGGCGTCGACGCCGACGATATCGTGCTCCAGGTGCACGCCGGCTCGAGCGGCACACAGTTTAAGAATTGGGATTCCTCGGCGGTCCTCGCGACGTTGGACGCGAGCGGCAAACTGACCGTGAGCACGGATCCGACCGCCGCCCTCGACGTGACGACGAAGCAATACGTCGACCTGCGCGCCGTGCCCGCGGGCGGCGCGACGGGCATGGTGCTCGGGAAAACGACGGCGAGTGACTACGCCACGGCCTGGATCAATCCGCCGGCGTCGTTTTGGTCGGATACGGGAAGCGCGTTGACGCCCGTCAATGCCGCGCGGGCCGTGTCGATTCCAGGCAGTGGCGGCAACCCGGCCCTGCTCTCCATGGGCAACTTGACCGGCAAGACACGGCTGCAAGCGTCGAACGGGACGCCGTCGCTGAATCTCGGCATCAACCGCGACGCGATTCTCTTGACGCAAGATGACACGACACGGTCATCGTGGCTCTTGACGATGCCGTCGAACACCACCGGCTTTAGCGAGTCCATGCAAATCCGCCGCACGCCGCCCGGCGGGAGTGAGACGGTGCTACTCTATCTCGACAACACGGGTGCGCTCACGGTGCCGGGGACGGGTGAGCCACTCATCATCGGGACGCGCACGGTGAAAGGGCGCCTGACGACGCCGACGGCGGCGGATGCGGTCAACCTCACCATCAATCGCAGTGGCGGCGGGGTGGCGGATGATGCCGCGCAATCCGCGTGGCGCTTGTCGCTCCGTCCCACGTCGAACGGCGATAATTGCGCGATCTTCCGCGCGCCTGCGGGTGGCGCCGAGGCGGCACTGCTCACGCTCGACAATCTGGGCGGGCTCACACTGCCGGGCACAGCGGGGACGAATGGTAGCCCATTGGTGTCGATGGGGTCGACGACTTGGAAGGGGTACCTGCTCTCGAATAACAGCGCAGTCGTTCCGACTTTGGTTATGAGCACGAATCGGCATCCAGCAACCGGCGTCGTGGACGATACGAGCAAGTCTGCGTGGCAAGTCAGTCTAGGCACGAGCAGCGATTTCTTTCAGCTTGGTCGTGTGCCAGCGGGCGGTGCCTACGCGGCGATGCTCACGCTCGACAACGCGGGCGGGCTTTTACTGACGAACGGCGCACGGCTGGCGGGTAATCTCGCGGGCGCGAATCCGTATACTGATCTTACCGCGAACTATAATCAGAGCATCATCGCAACCAGACCGCAACACCTGTTCCGGATGGATACGAACGCCGATCAAATCACGGTGCAGCGCCAAGCGCCGAGTGGCGGCGCGTGGACGGCCTTAGCAACCTTTCAAGGAGGCAGTGTCCCGGTTGGTGATTTTGTCATTAATGGAAACAACGCGACCAAGGCGACCGGCACGACGTGGATTAACCCGTCCGACCCGCGGCTCAAGACGGCCGCGGCGCCCTATGCGCGCGGTCTGGCGGACCTTGGGCAACTCGAGCCCATTACCTACCGGCTGAAAACGCATCCCGAGACGGTCTGTTACGGGTTTGACGCCGCCGCCGTGCGGCCCGTGTTTCCCGAATGTGTCTCGGAGACGCGCATGAAACTCGACCCGGCCGACGAGGACGAAACCGACGGCGTGCTCACGTTCGACATGCATCCCATCCTCGTCGCGCTCGTCAACGCGATTCAAGAATTGACCGCGCGCGTGGTCGCCCTCGAGGCCCATGCCTAGTTCCGGCGCGGGCCGCGTGCTCGGGCCCGACCATCCGTTAGCCATGCGCGCCGCGGCGCGCCTCCTCCTCGAGCAACGGAAGATGCTCATGGCCTATGGGCCCGACGGCGACCCGTGGGCCTTTGTGCGCGATTGCGTGTGGACGCGTGACGAGGTGACGGGCCGCGTGCGCCGCTACCCGTCGCACGAGTATGCCGAGCTCCTCGTGCGCCGCTGGCAAGAGGTGTCGATCCTCGCCGTGCCGAAAAGCCGGCGCATGGTCATAACGTGGCTGTTCGTCGCGGCAAACTATTGGCTCGCGCGCTTTTCGCCGCACGCCAAGGTCGCGTTTATGGCGCGCAAGCTCGGCAAGACAGAAACCGAGGGCTCCGCCGAGCTCGTGCGCCGGGCGAAATTCATTCACGACCATTTGCCGCCGACGTTTCCCGCGGTCGAGGTCGAGTATTCAATCGGCTTTCTCCGCTTTCCGAATGGCTCCGAAATCGTCGCGCTCGGCGAGGGCGAGGAGCAAGCGCGCCAGCACACGTTTACGAGCGTGCTCGCCGACGAGGTCGCATTTTGGGACCATGCCTTTGAGACATGGGTTGCGCTCCGCCCGACGATAGAGGGCGGCGGCCGCCTCACCGCCGTGTCGAGCGCCGGCCCGGGATTCTTTCGCGATTTGGTCCACGACCAACTCGGCTAGCCGTGCGCTTTACCACCGCCGTCGAGCTCGAGCTCGCCGTTGAGATCCTCGACGCCGTGCGAGGCCGCTCGGGCTCGCTCTGGTCAGCGCCCGAGCCCGCGTCGGTTGACCTTGTCGTGCGCCTCGGCGCGCTCGACGTCACCGGCGCCCTCCCGGCCGACGTCCTCGAGGCGCTCGCGGCCGACGCGCTCGAGCGGCTCGAGGCCGACGCCGCCGAGCCCTAGGCTTTCGTCGCCCCGGGAAAGTAGCGCATCGCTGACTTTTTCCCCTTGCCGCGGAGCCGCCCGCCCTCAACAAGTTTCGCGAGGAGGCGCTTAAGCGGCCAGCTCCCGAGCTCGTAGCCGAGGAGGGGCCCGACATAGGCGGAGCGGATTCCGGGCTCGCCCTCGACTAAGCGGAGCACGGCCCGAGCCGCGGCTAGCTCCTCCGTGGGCGGCGTCGGCCGCGGCGCCCCGGCGCGGTGATAAATGCCCATGCTGGCGTGCGTGAGCTCGCCGGCGAGCACGAGCTCACGGAGCACACGGCCCGTTGCCGGGATATCCGGCTTGCCCGAGCCTGCTAGCGCCTTGGCTACTTGCTCGATTGACACGGGCGAATGCTTGGCAACGTATGCGCGGATTTTGTCGGCGGCCTTGGCGTTGTCGCCGCCCGGCCTAAAGCGTGGCGGCTCGAGCGGGGCGGCGGGCGGCCCGGGCAAGCTCGGCGTCGCGCCATTTGCCGACGTGCCGAGAATAGTCGCTAAGGCGGCCTCGCACACGTCTTGCCGTATCGAGCGCCCGCCGCCCGCCGTCCGGATCCATACGACGCGCGTCGCGCGATGCTCCTCGGGCACGCACGGCCGGTCGCAAAAGAGCACGGTTTTTCTCATGACGCTTTCCCCCGTCCGTTAGCGCTCTTAAGTAGTAACTGCACGCCGTCGCGGCGGAGCGTGTCTTTAGGCGGCCGTTTCTTACCGTCGAGCTCGAGCAAGTAGCCGTCGGCGTAAGTGTAGTGCCGTGCAAACACGTCGCCGGCGCCGGGGTGTATCCGGTCGTTGCGCGTGCTCCCGCAATTGGCGCACGTCAAGCGGAGCACGAGCTCGCGGCCGTGTGCGTTGAGCTCGGGCGGGTAGCGCCATGCGTGATTTGCGACGCCTCGACAGAATGCAAAGCGCGGGTTGTTAAACCAAGGCATGCGAGGGCCCTCCTCCCCATGGGTTAGCGACGCGCTCGCTATGGCGCGCCGCCCCCGCCGACGGCGGTTAGTTTAACGTCGGGCGGAGCGCAAGCCCCCGCCGCGGCCTAGGGCGCAATTTTGTGCAACGGCGCTAGCCGCGCAAGAGTTTGACGAGGACGGCGACCGTCAAGACTACGTTAGTGCCGACCATCCACCGCAACACGGCGAGCTCCCGCTCGATACCGGCAAGGCGCTTTTCATAGACCGCGACGGCCTCGGCGGCCTTGCGCGCGGTCGCCTCGGGCACCGCCGCCGCTAAGAAAGCGTCGTAGACCTCGGCGAGCATAAGGCTCATGCTGTTACGCTAGCGCCAGTCGTTTTGTCGTTCAAGACGCCGCTGCCCGTCGAGGAGCTCTTGCATCTGCTGTTGCTGGCGGAGCTCGTTGTATTGCTGCTGCTGCGCTTCGTGCCAGCGTTGTAGCTCCTCGAATCGTTGTTGCTGTCGCTGGTCCTCCTGTAGATCGTAATGGGGATACCATTGCGCGCGGGCGAGCCCAGGCAGGAGGAGGGCAAGCAAGGCGGTCGTGAGGAGAAGGGCTTTCATGGGCTATCTGTCGACTTTCTGCCGCAAACCAATCCAAGCAATTTCAAGGGCGCTGTTACGCTACCGCGGCCGCCCGTTCCGTTGCAAGCCGCTGCGAGCGGCACGCCACCGCCCGAGGAGGACGACGCCGAGAAACGCCGTCAAGTCGTCGGGGTCCTCGTAAGGCACGAGCCGATACTTGCCATCGCGTAGCAGTTGCACGCCGAGACGGGCCGGGCGCGACCATGGCACGGGCTTCAGCACGCCGCCCCCGGGCGGCGCGTAATACATGCCCTCTTGCCCATAGCCGGCGGTTTGGAGCGCATACGTCGGCGACATGCGAGTAGTCGCCTTGCGCTCGACAATCACCGGCCGGGCGCCCGGGAGCACGCCGACACTATCGGCGGTGCCCGCATAGCCGTACACGGGATGATAGAGCGGTACTTGCCCGGCAAGCGGCGTGTATCCCTCATACTCGCGAAACGCGAGCCATGCCTCGACATAGGGCAACGCCTCGGGGTCGACGCTCCGCCAATCCAAATCGTCGGCGTCGAGGAGGTCGCAACACGCGTCAATGTGTATGCCGCGCTCCCGGGCGTGCTGTAAGACGTGCGGTTGCACGACCGAATAGTCCGGCGTCATGCCGGCGGCGTCGAGGTATTGCGTCACGCTCGTGACGAGCACGCCGTCAACCCAATACTCGTGACTAGCCGGGTCAAACTCGAGCACGCGCGGCACGGCCGCGGCGTCGGTCGGGGCGAGCGCCATTTAGGAGCGCCGGCGGGGCGGCGAGTAGGAGCGCCGCACGAGGCGCGGCGCGGGCCGGCGCTCGCCGTGCAAGGCGGCCTCGACGGCGGGGCCGACTTGGTCGCAGAGCGCGTCATACTGGCGGTAGGAGGCGTGCGCCAAATGGCGGCGGCCTTGCGTCGTTGCAACCCAACCGCGGAGCCAATCGAGCGCGCGGTTGAAAATCTCCTCGTGTGCGTCGGTCGGCACGTCGGCGGCCTCGACTGCCTCATGCACGAGCGCCATCAAGCGCCCGAGCCGTGCCTTGCTCAACGCGTCGTCGGGCCGGGGCTCGTCGCCGCTCGAGCTCGAGCTCGCAGGCCGGGGCGCCGCCGGGCGCGGGCCCGAGCCCTCGGCGGCGGCTTTCTTGGCGGCGGCCTCGGCGAGCGACCGGCGGAGCGCGTCGGCGAGGTCGCCTTGTTGCGGCTCGCGAGGCG